GTCGGGCAGGCTTTGGCCCGTATCTGCCGCGTTAAAGACACTGGCCAGCGCATCGTTACGCTGGCGCAGGATGTCGGCCTGCAACGACCGAGAGCCTTCTTCTGCTTTAGCCGCCACGCCCGCTTGAGCCTCCGCTTTGGCTTCGGTAAGTTCTCCGAACGACCTGGCTGCGGCGGACGAGTTGAGATTCGCGTTGTCTGCGAACTTGAGCGTCATATCCCGAGATGCATCCCCGAAACTCTTTTCGAGTTTTGGCGCGTAGTACGCGAGGAACTTGTCTTTGAAGTCTTGGTAAAACGAGTCATCAAACTGACGAAAAGTGTCGTCGATCGTTCCCTTAGCTTCCGTGATAAACTTCTGCCGACCCTCATTGTACCGACGCACTTCCGCCGCGCGAGCCGCCGCCTGCGCAGCCGCCGCCATCTGCGAAGAGAACTGCGCTTGCTGGGCTTGCCGCTGTTGTTCGCGCAACTCGTTCAGCGTTCGCATTTGCGCGCTTTGCTGGAACGAAGCAAAATTCATCGCGTCGGCGAGCGCTTTGGCCGCCGCGTCTCGCTGCATCTGAACTGATGTCGCGTTGGCGTCATTTGTCTGCGTTGCGATGTTCGTCGCGGTGGCAACTCGATCTTTTAGAAGATCTTCAATTCGTCGCGCTTCGATAGCCGCTTGTTCGTCCGCAAGCCTGCGCTGAAGCTCCAGAACCGCGGCAGCGTCCTGTTTGTTCAGTTCAAACTGACGAGAAGCTTCTTCTTGCTGTGTCGTCATCAAGGGCGAGTTAATAGCCATGTGACTTATTCCGACAAGTTTCGGTCAAAGTGAATGACGACACTTACCAAACGCTTGTATCCCGAACCTCGTCCGATGAACTCAAGCGTCGGATTAGTCTGCCAGCCAATCGTGGGCACGGCGGGGGCGTCGAACGTAGGCTCGAACAGGATCGACGCTCGTTCGGTCGCGCTTTCAGTTAGGTCATACGCTTGGCGTACTTCCCACTCCCCGATGACCCCGAAGTCAAATCCCGTTACGTCTTTGAATGTCGCGGGCGCTCCCGCGGAAAGATTGGCCAATCTAATGCGTGGCACCGTCGAGTCGTAAACGTCTCCGGTCAGTCCACCATAGATGTATACCGTATTTCCCGACCGAACCCAAACACGATCATTGCAGATGCAAGCGTCATCCGCGGTAAAGCCCAAGATGTATTCCGACCACCCATACACACGCGTAGCGGTAAACCGCGTTAGGACATAGGCCCGGTCAGAGAGGAAGCACAAGAAGCGATTGTCTACAGGTTCCACAATCGATATCGCGTTAGCAATCGTATCCGCGCTCATCGCAGCCATGCGCGGGATAAGAAGTTCGTCGATCTGCGACCCAACCTCGTCCACCAGCGCGTAGTTGGCGAGTGTCGAGGATGGCTGAAGTGCGCGAAGCCCCTTGCGATCGAGGAACATAAGCCCGGTGTCGCCGAAGGGGCGAACCGACTTCGGCGAACGAGTGCCGTAGTTCTGAATGGTTTGCTTACGCGTGTTTTGCGTGTCGTCGGCGGCAACGTCCCAGATCTGGATGTTTGTGTCGGTGAACAGCGCTAAGTCCGCGATGTACACGCCCACGCCCGTAAGATCCGCCGCGCCTGATGTGTGGTTCGATATTTCGACAAAACCCGCGCCGGGATAGTCAGGGTTCCATTGAACAGGCGTCAGTACCGAAGAAAAATGCAGACGCGGCCCCGACAACGCGTACATCTTCGCGTCGTGCGTAAGGACCGTTTTGCCGGGCACGTACGATCCTACGTCTGCTTGACCGTTAGCTACCGGGGTCGGCGCGCTTGTCGTCATGCCACCGCTAACCGCGATCACAACTATGGATCCGTTTTGGCTATCGCCTACCGATTGGTCCGCGATAAGATTGACCGTTTGATTGATCGCAGTGGCCGCAAATTCCGGGCTCGATGCAAATGCTGAAATGGTGCTGGCGATGGCGGTTGCTGTGGCCGAATTAGATGTCGCCCAACTAACAGTTGACCCTAGTATCTCAATACCGTTGACTTTGATCGAAGTTACCGATCCTGTCGTTCCTGTCACATCAAACGATGCTCGGGCGCGACCGTCGGCCCAAGCTGCGACCCGGGCTCCGTCATAGTAGTGATGTGTTGAGCCGTCGGCGAATGTTACCGACAGATACAGCTTTCCGTCGTAAACATCCCACGAGTTGATCTTGCTAATCGCCGAGCCAGCATCGGTCGGATGAACGATCTTTTGATATCCGAACACCGCATCCAGACTAGTAGGTCGATCAACAATGCCGAACACGAAGGGTACATTGTTTACTGTCGCAAGCCCCACCGTTTGCGCCGGGGGAAGCGTGTACTGCTGGACAAACGCCTTTCGCACTTCCCAATCGCCGCCGCGCGTCAGATGCACGTTCTCGGCTACCGAAGCGGATCCGCTCGGTAGAGCCCATTCGGGCTTTCGCAAGTCTAATCCACCTGCGAACCGATCAACGACAAAATAAGGCATCAGCTATACGGAGTGTCCAATTCTAGGCGGCACGACACACGCAAACCCGACGAGGGCGCAGTAAAACCGTTGGCTGTCCACAAAAGACCGAACAGTCCTTCGTCTGGACGATTGGATCCCGAGATGGCCCGGTCTAGCCTTATCGGAATGTCGAACTGGTTGGCCCCGCCTGCGTGAAGAGACGCGTACGCTGAATTTGCCGCAGCAAAAGTCGTTTGGCTTGACAAGCGAGCGATCCATCCAGGCTCAACACTACCTGACGACGCCACAACAGCGTACGCCCCGTTATCCCCGGCTGTCACCGCAGGGCGATAACGAAATAGGTCTAGCGTGAACGCGGCGTTGGCTACGCTAACTCCCGTGGCTTCAACCGTCAGCAACGCGCGACGCAACCACCCTGCCCGGGTATCTTTGAAGTTGCCGTCAAAAAGAAAATCCATTGGGGTGACACTGGCCGCCGTAGTGCTGTCAGCGACAAGATCGTTGTTTCCGTACGGCGTCGCGCCCGATGCAGTCTGGAACACGGCTGGGATAGCGAGGAGCATAGCTTAATCCTGTTTGGCGGTAAGAATGCGTTGCGTTGGGTCTCGGGGGTCAAGCTCTTTGGGTTCGTCGCCAAGTTTGACGACCGTTCCCGACATCTGGTTAGATTTCAGCATGGCAAGATGCTTCTCGGCGTCCGCCCGCATCATCATCGCCTGCTTAGGGTCTCGGCGGCTCATCAGTTTAGCCCCGGCCATCATGACGAGCAGCACGCTGTCCAACATGCAGATGTCAGTGTCGAGCACCAATGGGGTAAGCTTGCGCTTGCCGGTGAAGCGAATGGTCATCGTTGACGCTGGAGTCGGCCATATCTCGAACTGATCTTCCGTGTGCGGTTCCCAACGCTGAGGCGGATCGGCCTGTGCCCCGGCGTCCGAGTTGTACGAAGTGTAAAGCTCAGGGGTGATCCCGCGCACCAGAGGCAACCAGACGTTTCCCCATCGCACGTACACCCGCCGAACGTTGTCGTACGAGATGTCTACCGGGTAGTCGTAGTACCGCTGGCCAGCGGCGGTCGACTTGTCGAAGAAGCCGTTGGCCAGCGTGCCTATCAGATGGGGCCAATCAAATTCAGCGTAGAGACGTTCTTGCTCCATCCGAATCGAATGCGCCACGTTGGCCCGAAAATTTTGGCCCAGCGCCGGGTTGGAACTCAGCGCCGTCTCTAGCTGTACCGCTTCGATAAGCTGGCTTAGAGGGACGCCGAGCGCCATCGTCTAACTCCTTATCCAAAAGCGTCGGCGAGACTTTCGGAAGCTGACTTTCCCTTGGCGGGGCGGCCTCGCTTCTTCGGCGTCGGCGTAACTGGCGGTGCAGTTTCCAGAGCCCGTGTTTCTTCATTGTCCGCGTCGAACTCCTCGTCGAATGCGTCGATTTCGGATTCGCCAAACGTCTCTTGTTCGCCCGCCTGTTCTTCCAGCCTGCGTGCGGCTTCTTCTGCGGCGGCGCGCAAACGACGAGCTTCCTCGCGCGGATTGATACCAATGTCGGCCAAGCGTTTTGGTAGAGGAGAGAACGGGCCAAAAAGGCGAGCGACTGTGCCCGACGTTTCGTCCATCGGACCCGAAGCGCCTTCATATTCAACGATCAAACGCTCGCGCTCGCGCTCGTCCATCCACTCCCCGCAAGGCTCGACGCCCTCGATGACAACACCTGGCTTGCCTTTGGGATCGGACGATCGGGCGTCGTACGTGTACAAGGGGCGAATATCGAGAACTGCGTCTTCGCCGTGCAAGAACTTGAGTACTCGGATTTCGGGCACGGTCACGAGTTTGTTCGTCACGGTATGCTGGGTCGACCCAGCTACGCGGACAGTGCAAGTGCAGTAAAGCAAAACATTGCCTCCATAGCCTCCCAAGGTGAACCGCGCGCATGGGGGAGGCGCTTTCCCGTGCGCGCGGTTCTCTCGGTCAGCTCCCGAATTGCGGGTTGCCGAGATACCAAGGCTCGCCGCCAGCGACGACAAGCGTATATGTGCGTGAACCATCAGGAACGTTGGCTGCGTTCGTGTTAGGAGCGAACGTGCCGCGAACGTCAGCGGTCGTTGCCGTTGACACCGTGCTGGACGCCAGACCAGCAACCGTCGTGGGCGCGTTAGACGGCGCGGCGCCATCTTGCAGCGTGTACAGAACGGCGCCGATGTGACCGATCCAGAACGGCAGTCCGAAGACCGCGCCCCAGCCGCACGAGATGTTGCCCGCGCACGCCGCGTCGACCGAGATCGAAGTGATAGACGCGAACGCCTTGATCCCCGCAACCGTGGCCGCGTTGACGCCTGTGATCGTTTCGATGACCGTCGAACCGTACTCGTCAACTCCCGTGATCGTGAACACGCGAGCCGTGTCGACACCTGACGAAGTGATCGTCACGTTGCGCGGAACGTCGAACACCAGAGCCGCGGTGATAAGCGTCAGAGCGCCGCCGACGCCGACCGCAGCCGCTGCACGAAGACCTGCTGAGTTAGTCGCCGTGGGGTTACGAATGCGAACGCTGACCAGTTCCATCGGGGCGAGTCGGCGAACCGGAATTGGGGTCAAGCCGCGAGCGCCTTGGATCGAAGCCCCGGTGCCGGGAACACCGACGGCAACGTACTGCCGGTTTTCCAGATTCGAGTTGCCCAGAATTTCAAGCTCAAGCCTGAAAACCGAACCCGCGGGTAGCGTACCCGCGCGACGCCACGTGACCGTCACGTTGGTTGCGTTCAGCGTAACGCCAAAATCGACGGGGCAATTCACCAGCGTTTGATTGACGTAACCACGATGCTGCGCGCCATCGACAAAGTCACCCCGGGAAAAACCCGTCGGATAAGGAACGGTGAAGGTACCAGAAGTCGCGACTGCCGTAGCAAGCGTGGCGACCGCACCAGAAGAAGCGTAAGACATGATATCCTCCGATTACGACACGGTCGGGTTGATTTCGTACACGCCGTGGCAGTTGAGTTGGTTGAAAACCAACGCGCCGGTGAACGTGACGCCGCGATAAAGAACGTACTTTTCAGGCGGGCGCGCAGGCGAATGCTTTTTCATATCTTCGCCTTGCATCGCCATCAGCATGATCCGACGCGGGTCGAGAATGTAGGCAAAGTTTTGCAGACCCAGGTCGTCAAGAGAGGGGTCGTACTGAACCTTGCCAACGCCGCGCATGGAGATGTCGGCAATGCCGATCGACGTCGCGCCCGATTTCTCGAAGCCTTCCAGCGTAAAGTTACCTTTTGCCGTGATTTCGGTTTCGAGCACGTCGATAAAGTTTGAACCCGCAAGGAAGAGAGTCGGGCGTCCACCGTAACGGCGAAGCTGACGCACTTCACGGCGCAGGGTTTGAATGAGCGTGCTGTTCGAGCGCGACGGGTTGATGCGGTTGCCGCCGACAAGCGAACGGTTCCGCCACCACGGATTGAGCGCTCGGTCGATACCGCCCACAACGCCCGTAGTCGGGTCGAGAGAAATGGCTGATTGGATTCCGCCAAACACCTTCGACGACTGCGTGCCGTCGCGCCAGAGGATCGAGTTGAAGGACCGCGCCATGCCCTCGTCCATATCCTCAAGCTTGTCTTGCATGAGGTTCGAGATTTCGAGCATTTCGCGGTCGGACACTTCCGACGTGTTTTCGCCCGTCGTCGTGTCGAGAACCGTGATCCCGTTACGCTTCAGTTCGGTCATCGTAAGCGACATACCGGCGTGCAGTTCGCGCCACGGAAACGTGAACTGACGCATTTTAGCGGGGTTGGTGTAAACAACCGTGTCGTCGCTGTCGAAGCCCATGAACGTCGTGACGTACTCGGCTTTGACGTTGCCTTTGATTTCGCCTTTGCCGCCCGGGAAAGTTTTCTTACCCGACGTCATCGCCGAAAGAAGCGGCTTGTCTTGAATCGTTTGCGAGAGCGGTTGGCCCCGCAGATAGTGGTCGAGCGTCGCGTTCGCGATGTTTTCGACCTGTTCCATAGTCAACGGCATGAGAAAGTATCCCTGCTAAAGAGTGGTAGCAAGGCGGCGTCGTTCTCAGTTGGCCGTCGTTCCCTACGACTGAATCGCGCGACGGACCACGTCGAGCATCGTAGCGTTTTGCGGCAACTGCGACGGCGCCGCCGATGGCGCGGAAGAAGTTGCTTGACCCGCTCGGGGCACGACACGTTGCGGACGCGGTACGGCTTGCTGAATTTGCGCTTTGACGTATTTGTAAGACTGATCGCAAACCTGACGAATCTCTTCAGGGTTGAACGTCGTCTTACCTTGCGCTCTCAGATCGCCGACAACGACGCGCACGCGGTCGTTAAAGAGCGAGGAGACAGTGTCAAAGTCCGGGTCACTTTTCTGCTTGGCGTCTACCCACGAACCGATCGTTTCAGCCGCAGCGGTGTGACGCCGTTGTGCGTCTTGCTGCTGCTGGTTCTGCTGATCTCGCTGGATATGCCCAGCGAGCGCCGATCGCGTGTGCCCAGCTTCAGCCCGAAGGCGGGAAAGCTCTAGGGCGCGGTCCTCGGAGATTTCGCCCGTATCGACTGCATCTTGCAGATCTTCAGGTAGAACTTCGCCGAGTTGTTTTTCCAGATTGCCGACAATTCCGCGCAGCGTATCGAGAGCTTGTTTCGGATCGTTCTTGATAGTCGCGGCGAGGGTGAACCCCCGAACGATGTCATCAGGAACGAGGCCGTTCGTGTTCATGAACTTTTCGACGGCAGCGAATTGTTCTGCCGCAGGTTCAAGACGCGAAACGCGCTCACGCAACTCGGTATTGGCGCGCACCTGGCGTTGCCAAGCAGGATGAGTGTGGAACGGCGGCGGCTTTTCAGGATCGGTGCGATCCGTGTCTGCCGTCGGCGTAACCGGCTTGTCATCCGTCTGTTCCGGGTCCGACGATTCCCCGACCGGCTTTGCCTTGACGACTTCTCGAACGATGTCGAGAGTTGTCTTGACCGGCTCTTTAGCGTCGGCATCTTCCGCAGGCGACGACTCCGCGGGGGCTTTAGCGTCAACTTCCGGCGAAGAAACTTCGGCGGTAGTATTTTCAATTTCGTCGGCGGGCGATTCCGACGTAACCCTATTGGTCATATTTAGCGCCTTTGAAACCCGAGACGCGTAGTCTACGGGCATGTTGTCTTATGAACTAGTACTGTTGGCCACCATTGTCAACGCCCTCGCTGGGCGCGGGTAGCGCGGCTTGTGGTCCGCCTGCCGCCTGATCGGGGCGAGCGATGCGATTACCGCCCTCCCCGCCTTGCGCGTTGGGATCCGTACTGGGGTCGCCAGTGCCCGGCTGCGCTTGGCTGTTCATCGCTGTGATCGAAGGCATTAGCCCGTCGAAGAACTCTTCGAAGTCGATCTTGGAGTCGAGAGCTTCCCAGATCATGCGCGCCACAGTTTGAAGCTTCACGCCGGGCAACTGCACCAGCAACGGCGTCACTCGTTCGAGGTTGGCTAGCTCTTGTGTCTTGTTCGGGCGCCCGGTCGATCCGGCTTGGATCGTCAAGAACATCTCTTCTGCGATGTCCCTCGCCGAAAACTGAGGCCATATCGCGCCCGGGCCGACAACCTTCTGGACCGTTTCGAACGTCATGTTGGCCAGAAGTACTTGGCCCGCCATGCGCGAGAACAATGTCAGTGCTTCGTCCAGATCGTCGGTGTTGCTGTCGAGGCTTGACACGCGGCTGGCTTCCGCCGTCGCAACTTCGGTCGCCGTGCTGTTGGACGTGCCGCCGAAGTTTGCCTCTTGCGAGCCGACCACGCGCATGATCGCATCGTACACTGGATCTGGCGTGTACAGGTTGGGATCGATGTTAGCGACCTTAAGCTGTTGGATGACTTCTTCGATCTTGTTGCCGTGGATGGCTTTCAGTTCGAGCACCGAGTGTGCGGGCAGGCTTGAAAGCTTCAGCTTCTCGTCTTCGTCGAGCGCGCCCGGCATACTGACGTAGCGCGGCTTCGCGGCAATGCGCGCCTGCCTAAGACTTTCCGCAAGTCGGTTGATCTCTTTTTGCAGCGGCATCAAGTGATGTACATCTGACTTCGGGAACGGATCGTTCTCGGCTTCTTGCCGATTGAAGACCACCGCGATCAGGGGCACGAAGCCTTCGACTTTGACGTTTGGCGCCGCAGGCGGTTGCAAGAAGTCGTTGTACCCGTCGCAGACCACATACATCACGCCGTGCTTGCGGTGGTAGATGCGGTACACGCAGCACATCGCTTTCATCGGATCGTCGCCGTCTCTAGCGACGCGTAGCTCACCTTCGGTGGTGACGGCATACGCCGCGGCTTTGTCGCCGATGTCGACGCCGTAGGTTTCTTGGATGTCGTCTTTGGACATGGGGTCCATGACCGCGACCCAGTCCGATCCCAGCCACCCCGACAGTTTGCGCGTCTTCTTGTCGGGAATGACCCGCGTCGCCTGCGGGAAAGCGACAACCAACCCTTCCCTCGTGACGATCTCAGGCTCTTGCGAGAGCGTCGCCATGATCGACCGGGCGACTTCGATCTCAGACGAATAGGTGTCTAGTTCGCCCTTTTGTAGCTCTAGCTGGAGCCGTTCGAGAGTGGCGATTTGGCCCTCAACTTCACCAAGCTTGGCCGCGATATCCGGGCGTTTCTGCGTTTCGCGCTGATAGTCGATCTCCATGTAACCAACACCGCACGTCAGAATGCGGGGGATCATGTCTTTCGCTTGATCCTTGAACAGCGGAAACTGCTCGTCCAGCGAATACTCGAACAGGATCTCCAGCGTTTTGCCCAGCTTCGTGAGCATCTTGCGACGCGCCAAGCCCTCTTGGATCGATCGCAACGCTTGGTTGAGTATCGGATCCTCTGGGTTTTGCTGAAGCTTTTCGGCCAGCGCCATCAACTCTTCCGGCGTGCCGTCCCAGTTGGCGAACTCCAACCGCTTCTTACGCTGCGCGACGATGGTCGGATTCTTGGCGTACAGCGCCGCCGTGCGGCTTTGGACATGCCTCTGCGTGATGTCGACGATCATCCGTTCGTCGCCTTCGCGCTGGTTTGGCCAGTGCATACCCGAAGCGAAGCGCATGCATTTGCGCATCCTAGCGTATTGCTTCGACCAATAGCGTTGCGCGTCTTTGACCTGATCAGTCAGCTTCTTGACCAACGCAGAACGCTCCGCGGGCACGTCGGGCGCCTCGTACATTGGCGTCGCGCGCGTGTTGTCCATTGGCTCGAATGCATCATCAATGTAGGCCATGATTACCAACCGTCTCCCGTGCCTAGCCCGAACGTCGCAGCTTCACGGCGCTTAGACTCTTCTTTGATCCACCGCATTGTGCCGACCTGAACTTCCGGCTTCGGCGCTTCGGTTTTCTTCCCAGACAAAAGCTTGTCGAGCCCGCGACCGATCGAAGACAAGGTGTCTACAAAGTCGTCGTGACGAGCGCGCGGGAACTTCAGCAACTCGTCGCGGGCATCGGCCCACCACGGGGCAAAGCTGGGAAAGTACACCATTCCCATACTCATTCTACCCAAAATTGGCTGGGCTTTCACCACCTTGTCTGGGTAGCCTTTGGACTCATCAATGTGGCAGTAAACGCCAGTTTCGCGCATTCGCTTCTTCAAGAACGGCGATATCGATTTGGCGATGTGATCTTGATCGGCAAACCACGTCAGCGGTTTGTACATTCTCATCCAATCGATCATCTTTTCGACCACGAAGTCTACCGGCTTGCGGTCGAGGAACGCATCGAGAAGCCAGATGCGATCAGCTTCGTCCACCCCGGCGACAATCATGCACGTACGGTCGTTGTGCTGCTTGGTCGCGACGGCGTGGTCAGACGCCGCGTAGATGCGCAGGCTGGATGGCAGTTCGTCCCGACTTGCGTAGGTACGCAGCATGTCGGCTTTGAAGAACGCACCGTCTGGCGGCGATGGCCTTTGCTGATACAGCGCCGAGAACGCCACAGGATCCCGTCGTTTTGCCGACAGTAGCAGTTCAAGTGACTGCCGCTCGGGAAACAACGGCTCGCCCGTCTTTCGCCCCAACGGATCGTCGGCGGCTTCGGCAAGGGCGGGCATGTTGATGACCTGCCACAGCTTCGCTTCCTCCTCGTTGTAGCACGGGTTGGTTGGGTCAGTCAGGCGGCCAGGTATGTCGTCTTCGTGCCACCGCGTTTGAATGAGCAAGATCGCGGCTTCGTCGGTCATGAATCGGCTCATGACATCGTTGTTGAACCACGTCCAAAGCTTCTCGCGCGTGGCGACAGAGTTGGCTTCTTCGCTGTTTTTGATCGGGTCGTCGACAATGACTAGGTCGCCGCCCCGTCCGGTGATCGCACCCCCTGCCCCGACGAAGTACATCATACCGCCGAAGGTCGTGCGCAAGCGCGCCGCAGCCTCGGAGCCCTGTTCAAGCGTGCAGTGCGGGAAGACTTGCTTGAATGCGGGGTTACGCATGTTGGAGCGCACGTCGCGCCCGATGTCTTGCGCAAACACGTCCGAGTACCCCGTAAAGATGACGTGCTTGTTCGGGTTCTTCCCCATGAACCACGGTATAAACATGCGGCTCGTAAGCTCGGTTTTCCCGTGGCGCGGAGGCACATTGACGATAAGCCGTTTGCGCTTCCCGTTGGCGATGTCCTCCATAGCCTTGGCTAACGCCCGGGGGAAAGGCCGATCGAGGAACGTCGATTTAGTGGCGTCGCCCGGGTCGTTCGGATCCGGCTTGAGCAACTGGGCAAACGTGAAATACTCTGTTGGCGCCTTCTTGATGCGAAGAAGTCGTTCAGCCGCGCGGATCTGGGTATTTACATCAACCACCGATCTTCTCGACAGCGCGCTTCAGCGTGTCGACCGCCTCTTTGAGCGCAGCGACGACGGCGGGCAGCGGGGCCAGGTCTTCGATGCGCTCGGCTTGGCCGTCGACTTTGGCCTTCAGGGCTTCGTGGCTTTTGCCCAGAGTGACAAGCTCTCTGATCGACCAAGCCAGAATGGACACGACGGCGGTCATGAGAACAGCGTTCAAAGTCTCATTCATGGCTTTGTCCCCGCGAGCACTTGGACGACGCGGGTCGGCGCGATGATGCCGAGCGCGGCCAAAAGATTGACGCCGTTGACCGTGTCCTCGTTGTTGAGTTCGATCGTGTCAGTGGCGTCGAAGAGGTTCAGGAAGACCTCGAACGCAACAATGAGAGCCTTCGTAGGATCGGCATAGTCGGCTGGGGCAAGAAGTTGGGTCTCTTTGCGCTTCCGGTTGAAGGCCGCGTTCTCGGCTTGCGTGAACAGCCGGAAAAAGTCGATCTTAGATACCCGGACAGGCTCGGGCGGTGGAGGCGGTGGCGGCGGCCCCGGGGGATGGTAGTAGAACTCTTCGATGTACGGGGGCAGGTCGCCGCGAGGCGTTGTCCGGCGCACGATGTCGCCGTCCTCCGGGGTTTTGCCCTGAATGACTTGGCCGTTAAAGTCGGTGATGACTTCGATCATTGGTTTAATCCAGGGTGTAAAGGACGCCTGCGCGGCTTTCAAAACTTCCCGTATTGCTGATGTTCGCCGAACACCTAATGCGCACGAGCAAAGACGACTCAAACCGAAGCCGAGCTTCTGGGACTTCGCGAGCGTAATCTGGGCCAAACAACTGCCCGTAGGCATTTTGAATCAGGGTGAGGGAAGATGAACCCCCTTGATAATCTGAAATAGCTCGGGTGTTAGCCCAGTTAACTTGACCCATCCAACACCGATTATTTGCTAACCCGTTCACGCCGTTGGCAAAATTGACGACTTGAGCCGGACCGCCGTCAATCGTGATCTCCATGTCTATCGTCGTGGCTACATAAGTAACCGGCACCGTTGGGCCAAGAAT